TAGTGGGGATTAATGCTTCTGCATTTGACCTAGTAATAATGTTTTCTGTCATTTTTTTTACCTTTCATTTTAATTAAGTCCTGCTGCGGCTCTTATTGCATTGTTAATATCTGCATTAGAACCAGTTGAAGAAGTTCCGCTTGCACCGGGTATTGTTGACCTAACATTGCTTTCAAAAGTAGTTTTTTTGACGTTGTCGATATACTCTTTGAAAGCCTTAGCTTTAGCCTTAGTGCCTTCAGTATCTTTTGCGATGAAAACATAGTCCAGACAACTTGCATCTATACCTAATTCCGCCAAATCTTTTAGAGCTTGCTCTCTTTGAGCGGTCAAAGCTGTTTTTTCTGCTTCTGCTTCGTATTTGATTCTGAAATCTTCAGTAGCTTTATTTGCTTTTTCAAGTGCTTTTTTAGCTTTATCAAGTTCTGACATATTAGCTTCTTTGGCTTTTTCTTCTGCCTCTGCTAGAGCTTTCTTAACAGCACCGTCAACTTTTCTATCCAGTTCTTCCTTGTGTCTGTCTTTTAAATCGTTGATTGCTTTTTCGTGTTCTGCTTTTAAGGCATCTAAATCAGCCTGCGTAAATTTTGCTTCATCTGACATTCTTTTCTCCTTTTCAGTTTTACTGTCCTGTACATAATCCTAGTTTTACTGTTCTAGGAACATACAAACACTATGACAGATTGAAAAACGGGGTTTTTCTTCATGTTTTTTAATAATGGGGTTTAAAAATAAATAAAAATGGTATATAATTAAAATAAGATAATCTTAATACGGTAAATTCTCGGTACCGAGCCAAATGGCGACAGAGGGACAGTCCGAGTCCTCACAATTAAGATTATCTTTTTATATTTTTAAGTTTTGATTCATCTGCCCTGTGTAAAGACAAAAAGAAATTTTCTCTTTTATCCTGTGTTGTTTTTATAACTGCTTCATAAAGTTTATTGTCAATTGTCTTAAAGTATCTTATATGATTTTTTCTACCTTTTACAACTTCATCTGGATTTTGCAAAATATTTTCTATTTTTTTGTAGTCATAGAAATTTAAATCAGGATGTTCAATTCTATTTTTAATCATATTTTCAAGAGAAAATTTAATTTCATTTGTTTTTGTTTCTAACAATTCTTTTTGTTTTTCAGACAAACTCCCCACTTTTATAAAACTATGTAACGTGTTCTTATCATAGTTAGATCTAGCCCATTGTGTAGGTTTTTCTGCTTGTTTTGCAAAATCAGCTAACCCATAAGCTTTACGGTTAAACTTTCCAAAATCTTTGAACTCTGTTAATTCCTTAACTGGCTCTTTTATATCTTCGTCATCTAACACAAGCTGAGTAGTTGAGCGACAGTTAACATGAAGTGGAGGCGCGTTTAGACCGATTTGCATTTCATCTATTTTGAAAATTTTGTCGTTCATTTCTCTACAAATTTCAGAAGTTCTTATGTCTAACATTGAATCGTATTTGTAATACATAAGTCCTAACTCTTCTTGCGCCTGTCTATAGCCTTCAAAAGTTACTTGAGTATCTATAAAACTAGTTTCCGTTCTAATTAATCTAAAAGCATTATTAAAACTCTGATTTGTTGCTTGTTTTAGCTCACGAGCCATTTTTTGCAAAGATGTTCCTTGTGTAACCCCTTTTTGCAAAATTTCAGTTACTTTTTTACCAACAACTGCTCTATCATGCCAGAGCCTATCAGACCAATTTGCACCCGACCAATCAGAAGATAAAAGCTGTTTCAATTTTCTATCTGCAATAGTGTTAAATTTTAAACCAATACTTGCTCGCATTGATTTTGCTAAAACCGATTGAGAAACTCGAGCGACATCGTCTAAAGTATTATAAATGCCTTGAGCTTGCCCTTGTGTTGCTTCTGTTAATTGCATTTGTAAATCAAGCTCTAAAGCTCTTAGCCTGTCAATCTGATATTTTGGAATATTTTGTTTTGCTAACCTTTGTAAAAATTCATCTTGTGGGTTTTTTTGAGCCATTCTTTTTAATTTGGCTTTGTATTTTTGCCATTCAGAATAGCTCATTTTTTCGGCTGGATTTTCGCCATATTTTTCGTAAAAAAGCTTTATTTTTGCTTGTGCATCATCAAGATTCACTTTAAGCAAGCGTTTAAGGTTATCAATTCCCTTTTCTCCTTCTTTGATAACCTTAATTTTGTCTTGTTGCCTACGTTTTGCCCAATATTCTTGGCTATTGTTCTTCTTCGGCATTGTCACCGCCATTATTTAATTCAGGATTGTTATTAAAGCCAAATCTATCGGCATCTTTTTCAGCCTCTTCATCAAGTGCTTCAAGTTCCGCTTGTACGTCATCAACAATAGAGATGTTTTCAAGTAATGTTTTCTTTGAAACAACATCTTTTAATGCTTGAACCATTGCATATTCTGCCGAATTATCTTTTGGAAGATTTTTAGCAAAAGTGATGTTTATATCGTCTAATAATTGAACATGGTTTTTGATTTGATATTGCAATAAATGGAAAACTATTTTTAAACGAGCAATAATACTTTTTGTATATTTTGTTGTTTTTGTTCCCCAAAGTTGGTCTAATCCCCATAACTTATATTGCATTGCAACTCCTGACTGATTACCACCAAAAGCCTCATCTGTTAAATCAGGAACTTGCGAGATTTGGAACAAGAATTTTAAAAGATTGTCTAATTGGTTTTTTTCTGCTTCAGGGTTAATATTTTTTATCACCCATTCCATTGAGCAGCCTTGAGGAAGATTTCCGACTTTTGTCTCGTTTAAAATTGCAATGTTTTCTTTTGTTAATTTACCACCTGAAACAGCTAGTATTGCATTTGCGATTGATTGTAAATTATCAGTGCTATTTGAAATTGATAAACTCAAGCTATCTAGTAAATCTGTTACAGCTTCAATATCAGAATAAGCATCGTCATTATTTAAGCTTTGAATGATAGGAATAGTTCCCATGTTATGAGATTCTGCTTCGTTTTCAAGCGTTACTACGCCGCTTTTTTCAATAAATTCATAAAGCAATTCGTTGTCATAAACATATATTTTTGTTTTATCAATGTTCTTTTCTTTATAACTATAAAAATAAATAGCGCATAAAGGAGTTTCTAAAATTGTATTATCAATTACATAAAATGTTTGTAATGGGTTTAAGTGTTTAAATAAAATTCTATCTTCAATCGAGCCATCTTCGTCTTTTGCTAAAACAAGCTGATATGAAACGCCATAAGTTGCCATATCGCCGCCTTGTTGAAAATCAATCTCATTGACATTGCAATTTTTGTTAATATATGCAATTCTTTCTAATATTTTTTCAGAATTTTTGTTGTCCGTTGAATATTTAACAGGAATCCCAAAAGTATAAGATGTTGCAACGTCAATAATATATTTTGCCATATTAACGTTGATTGAATAATTAGGACGTCCTTTAACTGCTCCTTGTTTTACAATGCAGTTTTTCCCATCGTAATATTCACCCATCTTTTGGCGCTTTGGTAAGATATTTTTTTTGAAATCCTCTAACCAATCAGTTACATTTTTTGCGTTAATTTCTGTATTATCAGCTATAACTTGATACATATAAAATCTCCTATATTTTAAGCATAGAAGATTGAAAAACGGGGATTATAGGCGCAAATCTGTTATTGCAGTAATATAATTATTGTTCATGTCATCTTCCATAGCGTAACGAGTAGTATCAATATGGTGATTGTTTTTATCAGGGTATTTGTCTTTGAATTCGCCATTTTTATCTTTTTCAAGCTCATACAAGCTAAATTCTTCAAAAGTATGCGGACATCTTTCTTTATCGATATAGATATAAGCTAATTGCTGAAGCCATTTAATGCCATAACGTACAGAATCGGGTCCTTTGTTTGCTCCAACAATATCGATATTGTCTGACATAAATTCAACAATTGATTTTGGTTCTGCGCTATCCGCAACAATTCTGCATTGTGTTTTTGGTTTTATAAGCTCCATTGCTCTTGGATTAGTCAAACCAACTTTGTGGATTTCATCATAAATATATAAAACTCGCCTTGTGCTATCGTAGTGCATTTTATTCCAAGCGAATGGATCAGCAGCAAAACCCCAGTCGATACCTTCTCTAATATTATCAAAATGGCTTATAAATTCGTCGCTCATTCTATAATCTTGAACATTAGGAAATATTATGCCTCCTGTTCCTGTTACTTCTCCTAGGTATTCATGTCTATAAGCTAATTCATTAAATTTCTTTAAAAATTCAGCTTCGATTATAAATTGCTCGCCTAACCATTCAACAGGAACATCTAAATAGGTATTATGCGTTATTAATCTATCTTTTCTATCTTTTAAAACCTCTTTATTAACCCAATTATTAATATTTTGCGGTGGGTTATATGATTTAAAAGCAATAAATTTATTTCCGCCACGCATTACGGATTGTTCTGCTTTTCTTATTTCTTCAATGCCTGAAAACTCGTCGAGCTCTTCAAACCATGATATTTTATAATAACCTTTTTTGAGTTTAATTGACTTTGTTTTTGTTGCATCATCTAACCCGCGAAAAGCGATAACTTGTCCCGTTGGTGTGTAGATAATTCTATATGGTGATTTGTATGCTTTAAAGTATTGAGACACTCCGAGCGCTTCTATCGCCCATAAAATTTGATTGTAAACGCTTTCCTCAATGTCTTTTGCTATTTTTCTAAAGCAGATAGCATTACATTCAGGGTCGGTCATAATAAGAATTACAATCATTAAAGAAATAAAAGAAGATTTTGTAGAACCTCTGCCACCTTTAAACCAATAATGAGTGTGTAAGCCGTCTAATATATCCCAATAAACGGCAAAGAAAACAGGAATAATTAAACTAGCTATTTCTATCATTATTTAACCCTTGGGACATTGTTAATAATTTGAGGTGCATTTTCGACTTTGATTTTTATATCAAAATAGCCTCGCATTTTGGCAAGGGTTTCTCCTGCTTTAATGCGGTCTTTGGGCGTAACTTTTTTCTTTGCCATAAAAAATTCGCCCTCAAGAGACATCGGCACTTCTTCTATTTCCTCGCCTCTTAAAAGTTTTGTCATTAGCATTTGTATTTCTTCAGCATCCGCTATAGCTTCACTTTTGATTTCTTCTGCTAGTTCTTGCAGCCTTGCCCTTATCTTGCCGTCCTTCATTAATTCACAAGCTCGCCTATCAATAGTTTCATCTTTCATTTTTTTGCAATTAAACGAATTTTTATAAGCGTGCCTTTGATTCCCAAGTTTCGCCATCTCTTGACAAAACTTCTCACGCTTTGGGGTTAAACCATCTTTCATCATTGCACCTGCCTTGTTATCATTCCTAGTTTGCGTTGTAGGTCTTTAGCAATATCATCAATTAAAGATTGTTCCCCCTTTATATCTACTTCAATTTTATTCATTAAATCTACAGCCTTAGCACAAAGTTTTCTTAAATTGTCAAAATTGATGCTATCATCGTCTGTTAAATTTGGTATTATATCTTTAGCAATATTCCAAAAACAAGATATTCTTACCGCATAATAGGGCATTATACATGTCTCAATCAGCGCATCAATCTGCTCATCAATTCCTTTATAAATTTCATCCGCCAATAAATGCTTACTATAAAATGCTTCACCACTTGCCGAATAGTGAATATCTTTTGCAAACGCTTGTATTGCAAATAGATAAGCTATAAGTACATCTATTTTATCCATTTTTCTTCGCCTCTTCTAATAATTTTCTAATATCCTCATCAAACTTTTTTTGATATTCTTCTCTTGCCTTTTGCAATTCTTCTTCTCGTTTTGCTCCGACAAGTTCTATTTCTTTAGCCATTCCTTAAACCTTTCTTTAACTTCATCAGCTGCTTTATCAATTGTCATCCCTTGCCTTAGCAATCTTAAAAGCAATATGTGTGTTTTAAGCCTTTTATAAATCGGGAGGTGCTGTGTATTGTCTAGCTCTCCTGAAATGTAATTAAACTCCTCACCTTTAAAATCTTTCCAACCATCTCTTAATGTTTTGTACTCGTAGGGCTTGTCGTCATAATAATCGTAGTAAACTTTAACTCCTGAAAAATTAAACTCTTGACACTCAAATATTTTTATTTTCTGACCTGCAATTAATCTTTTGCCTATCTCTTGATAGATTAAATCTAGCGATTTTCTTCTAAAGATATGTTTTTCATCTTTTAAATGCTTCTTTGTTCCGTCTTTGTTTCTGACAATAAACATTTGAATAACATCATAAGGATTGATTGAATAATATATGTCAGGGTCTTTTTTCTTTTTTGCTTCTTCTTTTTTCTGTTTATAAAACTTATGGGCTTTTATTTTGTCATAGGCATAAACCGAATAGACTTTCATATAATCAGGAAAGTCAAACTCTGTATATGGTCTTGTATCAAATAACGTCATTTGATACATAAAAACACCCCTATATATCTTTCAATATAGGGGTGGATTGATATTAAAAATATCCTCTAAGTGATTTTTTATTAAGAAAAGTTTACAATTTTTTATTCTTCTGTTTTAAACCAATTATATATAACTCGTCCTATTACTTTAAATTGTCTTTCTTTTAATTCTGCAGTCGTGAATGTTTTAATTGGTCTAGCTGGATCTGTTGGATTTGAAAACTTAAAAACGGTATTTCCGTCAAAATTAACACTCAATTCTGCAACAGCTGCAATATATTTACTCGATATTGAGCCTTTACCCTTGGAGATATAAAAATATTTTCCTCCATTAGAATAATTGGTATCGCCTGTATCAATACATAATAAATCACCTCTCATGTATCTATATGGAGCACCCTCCATTCTTCTATCTGGCATTGCAACAGCTCTAAACATTGTTTTATCTCTGTGCAATTTTTTTTCAATTATTTCACCATCAGCAATTTTTGGTCTTAAAATAAGAGGGCTTTTTAAATTTTGCAAACATTCATCGCACCCTTCCCAATATGGTATTGGACATACGTCTTTATAAAGTTCATCAACAGAAAAATCATCATCGGTTCTAAAAACATGCTTTCTTATTGCTGCAACTTCTTCATCACTCAGATATCCGTCATAATGGAACCTGTTGCCTAAGGTGTTAGCTCCTTTTTTTACATCTTTCATTAATCCTTCTTCGACAAGAATTTTCGCAATATCAATGTGTTTTATAGGATGTCCTAAGTGTTTTTCAACGTTAGCTTTAACAACTCTGTATTTCTTTTTTGTCATATTAACACCTTTCTTTTATAAAAATATTAATCTTTCTTTATTTTTTTATTAAAATTATATCCTAAATTTATTATAATTGCATTAGATTTTTTATAATAATTTAATTGATTTAATTATATAAAAATATTATTATTAATCAAAAGTTAAACAATAATTAAATTTTAATTAAAAATTTAATAACAAAGAGGTAATTATGCAAGAACAACCATTCAAAATGAGCTTTGAAATCAAAGAGCCGTCAGTCAAAGAAAAGATTTACAGAGTTTGGCAATCTCGAATACCAATGCAGAGATTATTTGAGGAGTTGATAAAACAAGCCGACCTTGATTATTATCAAAGTCAGCTTGTTGACGAGTTTCCTGTGTAGTTTCCCGATACATACACTATTACATTTGAGAGCGAAAGCTCTCTTTTTTTTATTATACATAATGTCATGGATTTTATAAAGTTTTAATCTTTTCCTAACGTCGGGAAAATGGTCTAATGCGTACAACAAAAGGGTTTCAAACCCTAGAGCCATCATGTTTTCAAGCTACTCCATTTGTTGTATAATAATCTTGTTAAATTCCCCAGTTAGATAGGGATACAAGAATTAGTCCGCATTGCGGAGGAGAAATATATGAAAAAAATATCTTTCAAACAAGAAAGGAGGAAGCGATGTTTAAAATCGATTGGCGAGCCTTGCTCTTCATATTGCTCATTATTCTAGCATTAAAAATATTTTAGTTTACCTATTTTATCGAGGGCTTAGTCCCTCTTTTTTTTCGCTTCCATCCTTGTATTTATATTATCACACTCACCATGCCGAGAGCAATAGTCTATTAACTTACTTTACATTCTGTTAGGGGTTAGTAATATTTAACTTTGTTCTTGTTTCTTCAATTCTTTTATTTTCTCTTCGCATTCTCTTTTTGAGCGCTCTATTAATTCTTGAATTTCATTATGTTGTTTTTTCTGGTTTTTTATTTCCAAAATTAATAAAACAATATGTACTAGCGCCACTCCAATTATTAAACCGCTCATTGTATATATGATATTAGAAGAAGTATGCCCAAGCCACGCCATCCAAGGAAAAGCAAAAGAAAAAATTAACCATTGTAACAATAACCACTTTTTCATAATTAACTCCTTTTTGATTTATTATAGCATGGTTTTGTTGTTAGGGTTATAGGTTTTTATCTTTTCCCATGCCTGTTGGGGTTAGTTTGCCATTTGCCTTGCTTTTTCGATGGCTAAAGTTTCCCTGTATTCTTTCGCTTCTGCTATGTTGATAAATTCAATATTTTTATAACTGTCTTTTGATTTAACTGCTTTTTCAATTTCCGACAATGTTACATTAAAGAATTCTTTTTTATTATTTACTTTATTAACTCTTTTTTCATCAAAAACTCTATGTAGTTCGCTTTCTAACTCAGGAGCATTTTCGGAATAAATCATGGCGTGTACATCAAATTTGAAGGGCACTGAAGCATCACCCAATTCTTCAATTCTTTCCATTGGTTCCAATCTTCTTGTTAAGCCAATTTTATAAACATTTTCTCCAAAAGAACCAATATTTGAAATAATATACACATGTCCACATTTTGTTTGTTGTGCCATTGATATTGCTCTTTGTTGTTTTTCTTCGGCTTCTTTTAATTGTTCTTGCAGTTGTGCAATTTGAGCTTCAAATTTTGCTTTTTCTTCTTCGTTTGCTTTACTTAATTGCTCATGCGCTAATTGTAATGCTTTTTCAAAATCAGCTTTTTCCTTTTCAGCTTTTAATTGTGCCATTTGAGCTTCTTTTATTGCCCTTTGTTCCTCTCTTATAGCTTGTTGTATTTCTTTTTGTCTTTCTTTTTCAGCTTTTTTTGTTTCCTCATATTCGTAACATAAAAATAATTGTTCTCTTTTTAGTTTTAAATAATCTACTTTTATACTAATAGCATAATATTCACCCATTTTATTTATATCTTTACATATTTTTTTGATTTTTTCTTCGTTTTTATCTATATTACTCCAATTTGAAGTTTCAATTAAATTATCGCATTCAGCATTAAATGCTTTCATCATTAACTTGCCAAATCTAGCTGGCTCTTTCGTACCTTTAAGGGTTGTGCCCTTCATTGCTTTACCTTGCTTTATTAGCTCTTTTTGTTTTTCAATATTTTCTTTTATTGCTTCTTTGAATTTTTCACTATCACCAAAATCAAAATGAGGCTTATACATACCAACTTCTAACAAATCAACTTCAGCTTCAAGTATATTTTTAGAATCAACTAAATCAGAATAGGTTTTCAAAAGTTCATCGTATTCTTTTTGGTCTTGACTAAATTTTTTATCAAGTTCTTTTTGCTTCGCTTCAATATCAATTATTCCTGAATATTTATCAAGAATGTCTTGTTTTTCTGAAATTATTTGTTCTTTTTCTTTTAACATTGATTTTACGATGAGAATTAAATCAACTACTACCCAAACCCCAGTAATTATAGCACCGTAAGTTGTTATTGTAAGAATTAACATTAAAAAACCTGTTGGCTTACTTTTATAAATACGATGTGCACCAAATAATCCTAAAAATAAACACAACAGAAATTCAATTAATTTTCTATCCATTTTTTGTCCTTTTTATTTCAAATCTCTCACAATTCCTACAACTTGCCCTACGATAATTACATTATTCATATCTTCACCCTCTATATATCTTGGGCGATACATCGGGTCAGGATTATCTGATTTAACAATAATTTCATCAATGTTTTTTATAAGTCTTTTAACAAAGATTTCATCTTTATAACAAAATACATACACTCTATCATCTTTTATTTGCTCATTCTCCCAATGTTCAATAATCAGTTTATCTCTATCAATTATCGAAGGACTCATTGAACTTCCAACGGCATTTATAACAGAATATCTTTTAAAGCTCGAAAACTCCCAAAAGGCATTTTTAGGAATAGCAATACTTTCTTTTATTTCAGATAATGCAAATGCACCACCACCGCAAGAGCCAAACACTTCGGGATAATAGTCAACTTCTAGACAATTTGTCGAGTTATCTGTTAAAGATATCCCATACTGTCTTTCAATGATTTCAATTTCTTCATCTGTAAAATTACTATCTCTACCGGCTCTTTTAGACATTTTTTGAGCATTGCAATTTAAAATTCTACACAAGTCAGCTTGTGTAGGTGTAAAACCTATTAAGTTTTGTAAACGACTTAAAAGCTTGCTATACTTCATTTTTAAACATTTTCCTAATGTATTTGTATGATGTCTAGACAAATTGTTGACATCAATAGACAAATAGTATATTATGTATACATAAGATAAATCAGTGGAGCGAGATACCTTATGAAAGTACCTATATCGGGAAGAATAGACCCAAAAAACAGAAAAAATGTAGAAGAGAAAGCTAGTAAATTGGAACGTACTATTTCCGACACATTAGACCGTATTTTGAGCGAATACTTCTCTCAAGAAAAAAATAAGGAAACTGCCACATTCTAACTAGGCAATCCCCTTTATAATTTCCGTAAAACAATTATAGAACAAATTAAGCACAAGGACAAGAAATATCGTCCGTATGGCTTACTTTGTAATGAAAAATTTACAATTGAACTTTGACAATTAAATATACTGGCAAAAGGTCTCGTGCGTGAGCAAGCGGAATGATTTAACCGTTGTTAGCTCCTAATCGGACGACACCAAAACAGAGAAATCAATAAAAATTTTTATATCAGCCTTGCGCCCCCAAGGGTTAACCATTAGGGGTTGGAGTATTCCTGATAAGAGGCATGGGGCAGATGGGTCGAAAAGCGAACCCTCTGGCCACCCCCTCCGCAAGGCTTTCATAAGGATTTGTCTCATATAATATTACTGTTAGTTTATTCTAATACTTGGTCTATTTTTTAGACCTTTTTTTAAAGTTTTACCAACTGGTGATGGCAATAACGGAGCTATCCTCTAGGCTCCGTTTTTTTTGAAATTTTAACAGAAAGCGACTGTGGAGAGTCTCCTTTCCCTCGCCACTTTTTTTGAAATTAACATACAAGATTATATAGGAGTTTATATTATGGAAGAATTTGTAAACAATCATCCATTATTTTGTTTCAGCCTCGTAGTAGGCTCTTTTTTTGTAGCTAGTTATTTGGAGTACATATTATGAATTTATCAATTGAAGAAAAAGCAATAGCTATGAATTTAGCTATGAACATTGAATTAGGCAATGTTAATTTAGATACCCTCGTTGACGTTTTCGCTGAAAATTTTAATGATGCAGTGCAAATTATCAGTTTTTGGAAAACATTAACACATCAAAGCCCAATGCTTGAAAATGTTATAAATATCCTTCACGAAAAATTTACTATCGAAATGAACAGATATAAATTAGAAGAACTTTACTCTTTATCTTAGAAAGGATTAATTATGATTGGATATGAGCGAGCATGTATTGAATACGAGCGTTATTTATCCGAACCACCAATGAGTGAAGAAGAAACAATAGAAGAATATAACGCAAAAGAAGATTATTTAGAAACCATGGCAGATTATGCTTATGAAGAAATGAGGTTAGCTTAATGAACGGTGAATATTTGTTAAGTCTTGACCCATATAATTTTAACACAGAAGAAGAATTTTTTGCCCACCATTTCCCTGAAGAGTATGTAGAAATAAAAAGGAGTTACAAAAATGAAAAAAGAACTGAAATCAATTTTTACAAAAGACGAAATTGCAGGACTTGTAGAAATGTTATGCAAATTAAATGAAGAAAATATTTCAGCTGTAAAAAGAGCAATTAAGGCTAATGCTAACAAAGTTATTGAAGCTTTGGAACAATAAACAAAAGCTCTCTAAACTGAGAGCTTCAATACCTTAATCTTTAAATGTTACACATATAGAAAGTATATCACGAATGAAAAGAAATTACAAAATATTGAATTATAAAGAGGGGATGTTTATAACAAAACCCTGTATAGTTCGAGGTATGCCAAGTGATGTTTATCACTCAATGCCTGCTCTTTCTAATTCAGGCTTAAAAATGCTTCTTGATTGCCCTGCTAAATACTATTACAAATATCTATCAGGTGAATATGAATACAAAGAAAAGCCTAGCTTTAAAATCGGTAAAGCTGCGCATATGTATTTACTAGAAGGCAGAAAAGAATTTGAAAAAGTCTATTGGCACAATCCATATTCAGAATTTAAAAAAGATGAACTTGTTAAAAGACTTCAAGAATTAGGTTATGACGATAGCATTAAGAAGTTCTTAGTAACTGATTTAATGGAAATGCTTTTAGATAAAGAAGGCATTAAACCAAAAGCAATACACTTAACTAAATCAGAACTTAACCAAGTAATCTGTATGGCTCGTAATGCTAAAGCAGACAAAAGAACTGCTAACGCATTGAGCCAAAAAGGTGAATCTGAATTATCAATCTTTTGGCAAGATGAAAAGACAGGGGTTTGGCTTAAATGTCGCCCCGACTTCTTGCCTTATGATTGTAAAAATGTTCCTGATTACAAGACGGCAGAAAGCGCAAAACCTGAAACTTTCTACTCTAGCTTTATAAAATACGGCTATCACGTCCAAGCTGCAATGTATCGAATGGGTATTAAAGCAGTAACAGGGATTGACGTAGATAACTTCTTTTTCCTAGTTCAAGAAAAAGAACCACCTTATATCTCTCAAATCTTTAACCCTGATGTTGATGGAATTATTGCTTGGGGTGAAAAAGCAATTTATAACGCTATTGAGAAATACAAAGAATGCGAAAGCACAGGAATTTGGAACACTTACTCAGATAGAATTATTGAATTACGTATTGAGCCTGCTCCTGATGATTTATTGGGGACTTACGACAAAGAGCAAGGAATTATCTATGCTCCTAAATGGATTGACACAGAACTTTTAAAATATGAGGTTTAATATGAACGAAATAACTACTATTGAAACTTACGAACAAGGACAAGCACAAGTTAGTTTATATACAGATATAAACTTATATGAGCAGTTTTATAAGATGGCTGAAAGCCTATCTAAAACAGAGCTTGTACCTCAAAATTATAGAAACAAGCCCGAAAGTTGTTTGCTTGCTATTGACTTAGCTCGCCAAGTAGGATGCAAAAGCCCTTTTTATATTATGCAAAATCTTTATATGATTCAAGGCAAACCTTCTTGGAGTGGTCAATATTGTGCAGCAGTCGTAAGGGCGAATTTTAAAAATGTTAAATTAGAATGGAAAGGCAAAGACGACGAGGACGGTTGCGGTTGCCGTGTAGTTGCCCAAGATTTAAACGGTAATGAATGCGTAGGAACTTGGGTAACAATGAAGATGGCTAAAGCTGAAGGATGGTTATCTAAGGCAGGCTCAAAATGGCAAACAATGCCGCTTCAAATGTTGCAATATAGAGCATATACCTTTTTTGCTCGTGTTAATTGCCCTGAAAAACTACTTGGTGTAGGTGATGAGTTTGATAAAGATTATTCTGAAACAAACAAATCAAGAACATCAAAAACAATAGAACTAGAGAAAATGTTAATGGAGGAAAATAACAATGACTAGAATTGGTGCAGGTTGGATTAAACACACAGACAACGGCAAACAATATATTTCTTTAACTTTAGACAAGGAAATCTTACCATTTGCAGTTACCGAAAACAGAAAAATTATTCTATGGGAAATTCCTGAAGAGAAAAGAACAAATGACAAATCACCACATTATTCTGTTGATGTTATTGAACCTGAAAAGAAAGAAAAATAATGAACGGTTTTATCAAGTTGCACCGACGCTTTTTAAAGTGGGAATGGTACAACGATATAAACACTCGGATTTTATTTCTTCATTGCTTATTAAGAGCAAATCACGAACCGACAACTTGGCAAGGTCAAGAAATTAAAAAAGGTCAATTTATAACTTCTTTATCTAACCTTGCTAAAGAAGTTGGTTTATCTGTTCAACAAGTTAGAACGGCATTGGATAAACTTAAAATAACACACGAAATAACACACGAAACAACACGCCACAATTCAATCATATCAATAAATAACTGGGATAAGTGGCAAGCCAATCAACACACAGAACAACATCAAAATAACAACAGACAAGAAATAAAAGAAGAAAAGAATATAAAGGAAGAAGAAGAACAGAACGCACACGAAAAAAATTCTAGCTCTGACTCGAGATTAAATCTCAATGAGTGGTTTGGGGAATACCAAAATGTGCATCTAACTTCTCTTCAATATGGGCAACTTCTTTCAATGATTACAGATAAACAGTTTTTAGATGAGTTAATTAACGACCTATCAGAAAACATCGCAAGAAAAAGAGAAGAATCGCCCCCATATGATGAAAAATACCCTCATATGCACTTTGTGATGATCAAGAAATATTGGAAGTTTAGACAACAAAATCCGCATAAGTTCAAGAAAGAAACGCCAAGACTGCAAGCTAACAATAAAGCACAAAGACTAGAAGAAATGAGAAAAGCCCACGAACAATTAAAAGCGGAAAGAGGCTACTAGATGAATATGTATGAGTTTCTTGATGAACTCTTTGAGATTTACTCAAACAGTTGGAAAGAAAGCAACAAGGAAGTAAAACAAAAACAATATTGGTCAATCCTTGACCGCCCAAATGTCGATTTTGACAAATTGCTTAAGACTGTAGCTGAAGAATATTTGGAGGGGTTCATTCCGCCCCCTGCATGGCTTAAAGACAAAATTCCAATGTGTTTAAAACACTTAGATGGCAAATGGCAACAAGTCAAAGTTTACGACCCACATTATAAATCAGTAAGCTCTAAAGACTGTTTCCCAAAAGGTACAACGATAGAACAAATGATTAAAACTTACGAGAAAAAATTCAGCTGCACAGGCTGGCAGATACTGGAGGTGTATTAATGCAAGATAGGTTTAAGTTTAGGTGGTTTTCCAAATTACATAAAAAAGTATTCGATGTGGTTGGTTTAGAATTCCCTAATTTTGTTATTTATAAAGACGAACAAGGCAACGAAGTAGAAACAGGTTTAAGTTCTGATAATGGCGAACTAATCCAATGCACAGGCTTAAAAGACAAAAACGGCAAGCTGATTTACGAGGGGGATATAGTTGAAGTGATAAACTGTCGTGGAGCAAAAGCGGTTGTTAAATTTAACACAGAGCTTGTAAAGTTTGAATTGAAGGGTGAAAAATTTGCTCCTTCCGCATTGCAGCACATTAGAAGAGATTATTTTGAAGTAATCGGCAATATTTACGAAACCCCAAAATTATTGGAGACACATTAATGGCAAAACAAAAAACAAACAAAACAAACTTTATAACAGAGTTACACCACACTTGCAATAATTCGCAAATTTGCAAATTACATGTTCATCCAAATGAAAAATGCAAAGAATGCAGTTTTTATGATTTAAAAAAAGTTCAAGTTGCAATTGACCCTATAAGATACGACATTGATTGGGGATTTTAAAATGGCGCACCGAGGAGCTGATAAATGTTTTTGTGGCTTAGCTGCTAAAAGTTACTTAGCAGTAAGAACGGAGCCTGATAAAGAGCAGCTAACAGGTGAAGCAGTCAGGGTGATTAGAGAGTTTATTTTTAAAAATCTGACTGCTCCGACATATAGAGAGATGATGAAGAAAGGATATCAAATGGAAGTTTTAGAAGTTTTAGAACAATGTAAACTAAAAGGAAATGTTTTATTTTTGCCTGATATTCAAATGGATAGAAAGCTGTATCTTGATGTTGCCAAAAAAATTGAATTAATTGGTGGAAAATGGAACAGAAAAGAAAAAGGGTTCTTGTTTAAAGAAGATCCTGCAGAGCTATTTGAATCAATTAAAAATGGCGACAATCGAAATTTGAAAAAAGAGTTTCAATTTTTTGCAACGTCAAAAGAGTTGTGCGAAAAGCTTTGCAAATATATCCCCAAGGGAACAAAAACAGTTCTTGAACCTAGCGCTGGCCAAGGCGCAATAATTCAAGCAATAAATGAATATGACCCAAATATTAAAGTTGGTTATTGTGAATTAATGGACTTAAACAGAAAACAATTAAAAGGCGATGCAGAATTTTTACAAGATGATTTCTTAACTCTTGATGAAAATTTAAAATTTGATGTTGTTGTTGCAAATCCTCCATTTTCAAAAAATCAGGATATAGAACATTTTTATAAAATGCTTAAACACGCAAGAAAAAGAGTAATTGCAATAATGTCTAAGCATTGGCAATATTCTTCTTTTAAAAAAGAAACCGAATTTAAAGATTTTATTTACTCCAACAAAGCTCAAGTAATAGAAATAGAAGCTGGGGCTTTCAAAGAAAGTGGAACAATGATTTCAAGCTGCATTGTTATTTTTGATATTTAGGGCATAACTAGATTAACTCTAGTCCCGTGTTGCAAGGAGAGCTCGAGCATTACTCCTTGCAACCAAAGCACATAGGAGTTTATGAAAAAGAGTTATTATGACAAAAAGAAAAACAAGTATATTGACACTACAACAAACAGAGAATATACACCAAAGGGTTTATGCGAAATATGCAAAAGCCCTTATTTTTTAACAGTCCATCATTTCTTAAATCAGCAAAAGTGTTTAAACGACTTAAACGCAAAAAAAGTTAAACACCCAAAAATGTGGACTAAAGAATTTATAGACGAAAATCAAAAACTTTTTACCTTATGCAGGCAATGTCATTCAGACGTAGAGAGTTTAAGCAAGGAGAAGTTTTTTGAGAAGTATAAAAAAGAGAAAAGAAAGTATATTTTTTGCGAGGAGTAAAGATGAACAAACAAGAAATTTTAAAAGAAATTGCAAAACATCTAAACGGTATAGATGAAGAAATTTTGCATTGTAGTTATTCTATAAATTTAACTATTAAAAACGATAAAGAAGAATATTTAAATGATGTTATTACAATAAGCAAAAACTTTTACAGTGGCTGCCAATACTACCCAAGAACTGTAACTTGTTAGGGGAGTTAACCAAATGACAACAGAACTAGAAAAACAATTTTTTGATGCGTTTGGGATTGAACCAAGGAAAGTTAAAATATGCACAAACACGAATCATTGTTCGTGGAAATATAAATTGTGTAATGACGATTGCAAACATTGGAAGGTGGTAAGAACTGAATACCCACAAATCACAGATAAACATTATTTAGAGTTAATAGTTTTACACAATATTTATCTTGAAACAAAGTTGTATCATCTTGAAGTTAAATCACTAAAAGAAGAAATATTGCAAGATTTAATTTATGAACAGCAATTAAGAGAAATTAAAAAAGATGATGTATCTGATAATTTAAAACACCAAGTCCAAGCGATATTTGAGGGGGAAAGATGATAATAAAATTAATCAACGAAAGAATTGAAGCATTAAAAATAAAAAATGAAATGTATATACATCACGCATTAAAAAGAGAACTAACTAATGCAAGAATAGACGAACTAAGACGATTAAAAAGCGAAATAAAGAAAGCGAGCAAGAATGAATAAATTAATACTTGGTTTGGTTTTAGGAATTGTGATAAGCACACCATTATTGGCAATTGGAAAAATTGCCATAAATCCTATTGAAACTGTAAACATTGGTCATAATTATGACGGAAAAAATAAGATATTCACTACAAAAATTACGGTAGAAGAAGGAACATACAGAATTTTCATTTTTACAGGTTATTACAAAGGTGGAATAACAGCTATAAAGATTAAATAAAGGACATAACCAATGAATAATAAAAAAATAAAAGTTAAATATGTACGCAATGAAAATTTTATAGATGACAATCATCTAATAGTAAAATACATAGACGAAGAAACTCAATTACCGCTCGGCTACTATCGAAACGAACAATGTTATGCACCTTACAAAGCAGAACATATAACTAGAGAAGAGCTTCTTAGAAGGTTAGGTAGAAAAGAAATTAACTATGAAAAAGTTAAATATATGACCTTAGACCAAATGTCTGAATTCTTTGCGATACATTTTAACTGCAAAATCTGTCCAGCAAAACGACCAAGACAACTTTGCGAGAACTGTATAGATTTTATTAAGAGTTGGCTTTTGCAAGAGGTGGAAGAATGAGCTATCAAATATGGAATGTAGGCACATTAAGACCATACAAACTTAAATCCTATCCCTTTAAACTTCAAGCCTATATTTGGTGTTGGCTTAATGGATATGTTTATAAGGCTGGAAGACTTGGCTATATTCTTGATGAAAGAGTTGAGATATGGAAGGTGGAAGAATGAGTGGAGATAGCTTATTTGGATTGATTGTATTTATCGTAATTACAGGTCTTACTTTTGGTGCTGGTTTAAGAATAGGAATAAACGAAACTACAACCGAAATTAAACAAAATATATGCAAGCAACTTTACATAAAAGATACAAACAAATATATAGACTGCAATACAAAAGATATAAACGAAAATATTAAATTAATAAAGGACATAACCAATGACAGATAAACAGATAATAATAGATGGTTGTGATGTGAGTGGGTGTGAGTTTTTAAGAAATTGTATAATACCTGATAATTATGGTTGTAAAATTGACGATAGTTTGTGTTGTGATGTAGGCAACTGCTATTACAAACAACTCAAACGCAAAGAGCAAGAATGCGAGGAGTTGAAAGAACAACTAATAATACTTGATGATGAAGATGTAGTTGTAGAAATAACAGTAAAACAATTTGAAGAATATAAAAAACTCAAAGCAGATAGGGAAGAAGCATTAAAACAACTTGAATTTGTTAGAACACTTAACACAGTTAAAGAAGCAGAAATCAAAAAACTAGAAAAAGAGAACGAGAAGTTAAAAGCAGAAATAAAATTGTCAAAAGAAATGTTAATACAAAACACTTCTGAAACAAATAAATATACGATACCACAAATTATTGAACAATTTATTTCAGATAATTATATAGACCAACAAAATGACGATGGTTATACAATACCAATATTTCTTCAACTTGAAGACATATTATATGAAAAGGAAAGTTTGGAAGAAAAGCTTGGTTTAGCTGAAACAACTAAAGGACTTCAAAGAGCAGAAATAAATAGGCTCAAACAAACCCTTGCAGAGATAAAAGAGATTGCAGAAAAAGGATATGATAGTTCTCAAATAACTAAATTAATATTAGATTTAATCCTACAAAAAATAAACGAGGCGGAAGATGAAAATTAAAGATATTCTTGCAATTATTGAACAAAATGAAGAATATAAAAGAAGAATTGAACAATATAAGTATTTTCCAGAAACTCAAAATTTAAAAGATGTTTTAGAACACAATTATAAAAAATGGTTAGAAATGGATATTAAAGAATATAAAACAAACGAGGTGGAAGATAAAAAAAATATGTAAAAATTGTGAATATTATATACCAAGAAGAAAGCTAATGACTTGCTCTTATGATGATATAGGGTTTTGTAATAACGATGGGCTTGATTTAGTCGGTGAAAATTACACTTGTGAAAAATTTAACGAGGTGGAGATGACAAAAGCAACAATTAAAGATTATCCTCCCAATTATAGACCATTAAAAGGGGCTACAACAGCTCCTAAAGATTGTGAGTGGTATTGGAACGGTAAGCCAATGTTTAACAATGGCGGTTTTGATGCAGTCTTAGTAAGGAGTGAAAATGAGCAAAATAGTACAATTTGAACCATTTAAGCACGCCAAGAAATGGGAAGAAGAATACCCCAAGTTTTTAGGAAATATTGAGAAACACTTCGGAACAAAAACAGACCCTGAATCTATGGTAAAAAGATTATATTATGCTATGCGGTTGCTTGACGGTGTTTCTAATTCTTTTTGGATTTTTAGTTTAATGGGAATTGATATAAATACCAAAGAAATAGATAAAGGTAAAAAATATTGTGTAGATTGGTTGCAAGATATAATAGATAGGTTGAAACCATGACAGGACTTAAATATGACCAAGGAAAAAACCGCCTAGGTTTAGTTTTCCGAGGGTTTTCAAAAGCCTTATGGCAAGTTGGATTAGTTGGAACTTTCGGAGCTAATATACAAACCTGACAGTTGGCAAGAAGTAGAACAAAATAGATACGAAGATGCACTTTTAAGGCATCTTTTTTTATACTTCCAAGGCGAAAAAACAGACGATGAAAGCGAATTAAATCATCTTTCACACGTTGCTTGGAATGCATTAGCAATTTTAAATATGGAGTTAGAGAAAAATAAACATGCAACAGTTTGAAAAATTAGCAAAAGAAACTGGAGCAAATAAGTGCCTTGATTTTGATTGGTCTTACACAATTAAAGATAGTTGTATGAGGAATTATACAAAAGACGGCACTTTTTGTCCCTGTGTAATGTTAACAGGTCAAAAATGTGAATACTTCAAAGAAGGAATAGAACATTGAAAACTAAAGAAGAAATAAAACTTGAAATATCTAAAAGAAGAAAAAAAGCAAAAAGTTACGATATGAAAAAACTATACAATGTTGTAGAGTTTCGCAAGCAAATGGAAGCAGTTGAAGCTTTAGAATGGGTTATTGAAGATATTTAGGGGGATTTATGAACTTTTACGAGAGTTTATCTGAAAGAGAAAAAGAAGTTTTAGAGCTTTACACATTAGGAAAACACAGAAGGCAAATAGCTAAAAAGCTGTTTATAAGTCATACAACAGTTTGTTCTCACGTAGAGAATATTTTTTCTAAGCTAGGAATAAACAACAAGGAAAAAGCCTCAATCATATTTTGGCAAAACAACATTGAAAAACTAAAAAATATAAATGTTGAAGAGCTAATGTAACAAAAAATTCATGAAGTTTAGTAACAAAGGAGTAAATATGCAAAACAATGTAATACAATTCAACAAAGAAGCTGGTAAGTCATCACTAATAGATGAAAGATTTATAAGAGCAAAGGATTTGAAAAAAATATTCGTTGGCTTAAGTCCATCAACTATTACAAAATGGGCAAAACTAGGAGTACTGAAACCATATTCAATATTAGGAAGTCGCTTTTATAAAGAAAGCGATATTGAAAAATTATTAGAGGAAGCAAAAGAAAATGGCAGGGATTAGAAAAAGAGAATGGCTAACAGCCAAAGGAGTTAAAAAGGTTTGCTATGAAATAACGTATTGCGCAAATGGCAAACAATGCAGAAAGAGTGGGTTTAAAACCAAAATAGAAGCTCAAGAAGCCTTGCCGAGTATAACCAAAATATTTTCTAATAATATACTTGTTGAAGAACTTGCAAGAGCCTATATAGACGAACATTGCACTTTGCATTGTAAGGACGGCACAATAAAATTGTATAATGCTTATTTAAAAAATAATCTTGCTAAGTTGAATAAACATAAAGCTAAGACCATAAGTAAAAGAATGGTTGATTTATTAATCCTTGATTGGAAAGAAAAAGGATTAAGCAACAAGACAATGAATAATATTTTAGGTTTTATGTATTCCTTTTTTCAGTACGGAGTTAAAAATAAATGGATTAGCGAAAACCCTATAATTTACGTTAACAAGCTCCCAAAAACAAGCAAAGTTATTAAATTTCTAACAGAAAAAGAAATACAAGAATTTGTTAATGTAATTAAGTTTTTCCCAATAGAGCGTTATACACCGCTTTTAACCGCTCTTTATACAGGGATGAGAATAAGTGAGTTAATAGCTCTTGAATGGTCTGACATAGACTTAGAAAATAATACAATCTTGGTCAATAAGCAATTTTACAGAGGTAAACTCACAACGACAAAAACCCTAAGTTCAATAAGGCGAGTTAGTGTTCCTGATATAGTTATCGAAACTCTTTTGCAATTAAGAAAAGAAACAAAGATACTTTCTCCAATTGTCTTTTGTGGTAACACAGGCAAATATTTGAATACTAATAAACTTGTTGCAAATTGGTTTAAAAAAGCAGTTGAAGCGATAGGAAAGCCTGATTTTAACTTTCACGCTTTAAGGCATACTTACGCAACTTTGCTTTTATCAAAAAGTGTATCGCTTAAATTTGTTCAAGAGCAACTCGGCCACTCAACAGCACAAACTACGCTAAATGTATATTCTCATGTATTGCCAAGTGTAAATAAAAAAGCAATGAATATATTGAATAATTTAAAACTTGAGCATGATTTGAGCATGGGCGTTCAGGTAACGCCAAAAGCCTTGATGGTAGGGGATTGAAAATTTCGGAACGACAGGATTTGAACCTGTTTTTTTGAGTTTTTATATAATTTATATTTTTTAAATAGTTGGCTAAAAGTCTTGTTTTATCCTACTTTTTAAAGAATATAATTTTATATGTTTTATATCTTTCTAAAAAAAATTGAGCATGATTTGAGCATGAAATAAACCGCTAATAATCGCGATTGCGTTGTTTATTATAAAAAGGAGTAAAATTTTATTTTATATATTTAGCATCCACGCGGTTTTTGCCCTTATCAAAACTTATGTGTACCCATTTGTCATATTCGTTTATTAGTTGGTCATATTCAATATTAGAATTTTTGATAATGTCAATAATTTCTTTTGGCGACATTCCCTTGTTTATAAAATCTGCTGCTTTTCCTTCTTTATGTTGTGAATTAAAGGCGCCACCAGCCAAAAAATTAACTTGTTGATTTCTATATCCAGAAGTTATAATCATGGGTTTTTGAATAATATTTCTTATTGGTTGTAACACATGAAATATTAAATTAAGCATATTATCTAAAGAATTAATATCAGGCATGTTGTTAATATTATTTTGTATGGCAATATCGCTATGTATCAACTCAGACATTTTAAAATTTAAACCCATCTTTACTCCTTAGGCACAATATTAAAAGCACCGATAATTAAATCAACTTTTGTTTCAATTCTAGTCAATTTTATATCTTCATTTGCTTGTTTTTCTTCAACTTTGCTTCTGCAAAATTCGCACTCATCTTTGGTTTTGTATTTTAGGCTGATCAACCAGTCAATACCTTTAAAAGCTCCTGCCAAGGCTCCTAAACCTATTATTGTATAAAGTACGCTTGATAAATTTTCCATATTTTTATTATTTCACTTTGTTAAACGAGCAAAAAAAGCTCCGATTTTGTCGGAGCCACAAAGGAATTTATCTGTTAAAACCAACACGACTATCTTTGTAATATGAATTGCTTTCGTTATATCCGTCATATTCGTTGCGATAGCGTCTTCTATTTTCATGTCCGCCATAGCTATCGTATTCATCATCAATCATGTTTTCGTCTTCATATCTTGTGCGATAGCGTCTTTTTCTGCCTCTGCGGTTTTCTTCATCATATCGGTCTTGTTCATCATATTCGTCATACTCATCATATTCATTGTAATAAGCTTGAGCACCTTTTAATTTGTGTTTTTGCTGTTTCATGAACGCACCTTTATATAGTTTTAGGTCTTCATCTTTCGTGTATTCAAGCAAACATTTAGCAAATTTTATAAAATAGCTCATATCTGTCATTTCTTTACAACAAATTGCATAAAGCATATTAACTAGATAAGCAAAGTCAAACTCTGTATATTCCGTATTTTCAAAATTAATGCGTGCTCTTTGTTTGATATCTTCAAAGCCCCACCTAGCGCCCTTGCCTTGGTCGTTTGCCCATTTTAACTTTTGCACCATTTCTTCATATTGTGGTTTGCTTGAGATGTGCATTTCTTTTCCAGTATGCCCATGAATTATGCGCTCTACTGCTTTTGGGTCATGTTTATACATGTGTTCCACAAATTCAACCATTTTTTCAGGGTCTTTTTTTGTAAGATATTTGATTTTTTCTTTTAATTCTTCATTCATCTTTTATCACCTCCTAAAACCTTGGGTCACAAAATGGTGTATTGTGTAAAATTACATAAGGGTCGCCAGTTTCAGGCACAACATAAGTACCTTTTGAACGTCTCGGCACTCGATTGCTTTCCAGCGGTTGGCCAAATCTATTTAAAACATCAACAGCAACACCATTAACATTTATTTGAACCAGCAAAGGGTCGCCGACAACTACGCTTCTAATAGATTGATAGCAAGGGAAATAAAAATTGAATGGTTCGTAATCGCTAATATTTGTACCATCTGAAACAGTTAAAACAACGTTTGTTGCAGTTGCTGAAATTGTTTCTACTCTATGTGTAAAATTTTTCATAAATCACCTCATATTTTATATCGAAAGGATGAGAACAATTAAGTTCTCATCCAAAAAGGGTTAAGCATACTGATTACATCCGCATTGATTGCATGGATTTATGCAACATTTTGGATTTTGCACAGGGTATGCAGGTATTGGAGTTGGATTGAGCTGATTTACTAAAAATGAGTTTTGAGACAATTGAGACAATTGAAAATCTCTTGTTTGAATATCTCTATCTTTATCAGCTAATTTGTCTCTCAATCCTTGAATTGTATTTTGCGTTAATTGTGCTCTTGTTGCTTCACCTTCTGCATGGATTGCGTTAATAATGTCGCAAGTGTTTTGAGCGTTTCCGTATTTCACACCATCAATTGAGCGTTGAGTTTCACAGCAACATTGTTGAGCTGCAAAACGATTAGCATCAATCTTTCCTGCTAACTCATAAGTTGTTGAACATAATGCATTGGCTAAATTGCTGTTTGCTTGGTTGATTGCATTATTTAGAGCATAAGTTGAATCACAAATACCGTTTTGAATACTTCTAATGCCATTATCCAACTGGTTGAATTGTTGCGAGCCATAAATGGCACCTAAACCTAAAGCACCATTACCGCCACCGCCAAAGCCACCAAAGCCGCCGTTAAAAATTCCAGCTAGAACAATAAGACCAATTATGCCTTCCCAGCCTCCCATTCCAAAACCGCCACCGAAGCCGCCATAACCCATACCCATAAAATTAGGTCTTGTTACTGCTGCGATGTCAGCTGCTGACATTTCACCCATTGTCATAGATGCACCTCTCTTTCTTTGTTTTACTAAAAACCTATTGATCACACTTCAAAGAGTGGTACATTCACGCTCAATTTAGCGGTTTAATTGTCCTGATAAAAATCGATTTAATCCATCAATTCCTTTTTCATTAAATATTTTTAGCCCTTGCATAAAATTTGGGTCATTTCCAAATCTTTGCATTAAAAATTGTTGGGGGTTTCCGCTCGCTTGCGCTTGCTGGAAAATATTTTGTGCGTTTTGTTGCAATTGGGGACTTAACATATTAAATAAATTATTCATCATCTTTTTTAACCTCTTTTTTTGGTTTTACCATTTCTTTTAAGCCCTCTAATTCATGTTTAAGAGCGCTTATTTCATCTTTATAAGCATTACTATTCTCAACTTGTTTAACTTGGCTTAAAGGCTCATTTGAAAGCACGTAGCGAATTACTTCAATAGTTCCTGTATTCATGTTTCTTTGTTTAACAAAAATTTCATTTCTTGATTGGTCATAAATAAAAATTGGTTTTCTGTTAAATTCAGGATAAATCGCCTCGGCTTCTTCAATTTTTGCTACTGGATAAATATTGTAATTTTGTATTTGGGTTAAAAGATTGTTGTAATATGGATTATTGTAATTAAACATAAAAAATAACCTCCATATTTTTATTATGGAGGTTGTTAGAGATAAAAATATTAATAAAAGAAAGGAAAATATTAACTTTTTAGCGCTTGTCTTATGATAAAGCAAAACGTTAAATGAACTTTTGCTAATGCCGTATCTTGAATATTTCTATAAGTCGATTGGCTAATTGATAAATCTCCACAAGTTTTTTCGCTTAAATTTTCTTTTGCTAAATAGCTCTTTAATACATCATATTCTATTTTTTCTAAATCTGAATTATCTAAAATTAGATTTAACAAAGATTTGTCTAATAGTTTTAAATACTTGTACTTTTCTTTCATTCTTACCTACTTTCTGAACTCTTTTCCTGTGTAGTTCTTCCGTAGGTTTTGCACACTTACCACTTACCACATATTTTTTGAAAATTATCAACCGAATGTTTCATCATCCATCTTTTAAAACCTCCAACACCAGCGACATAAAGCAGACGTTCAAAAACAACTGTTGAAAAATATCTATCAGAATCAATATAATCATGGTTTTCACAAAGTACATCATGAATTAAACTTGGCACCAAAAACCTATTATCAGACTTAGAACCAATCAATCTCCAAAATATTCTTGGAATTGTAGCGCCGTCCCAAGCGTAATGAGCTGGAATTAAAAATTCATAACTTTCTTGTTCAACTTTATCTTGAAGAGTAACTCTTAATTCTTCATTACAAATAAAAGGCTTTTTATTGATTTCTTTAACTTCTTCCTTGCTCATCCAAGGAGAAGCAAAACGAATCGTCAAATTTGGAACTTTATCAAAAACAATCTCTATTTCTTCATCTTTATACCAAATTATTTGTTCCATTTTTGTATACCTTTCACAATAGCAGCTGCAAAACTATAAGGCTCATTAAGCAACAAATTCTCTTCGTTGCTATTCGACAAAAAAGCAAGTTCAATTATAACAGCAGGAGCATTCGTACCATTTAAAACCCTTAATTCTCTTCTTTGTTTAATTCCTCTATTTTTTAACTCTAAGCGCTCTGAAATAGAATCTGAAAATATTCTTGCCAATGCTTCGCCGACTCCTGAATTTGGATAATACAAAGCCTCGACACCATTTGCAACTTCGCTTTTAGCAGCATTACAATGAAGAGAAATAAAAAGATTAGATTTTGAATTTTTCTCAGCCTTAACAACGTCTTCAACGGATTCTTTTTGCTGAAAAAATTCAACATCATATCCAGCCATAATTAGCAATTGAGCTAAATAGCTTGCAATATTTCTTGCAACATCTTTTTCTTTTGTTCCATTTTTTGAAACTGCCCCAGGGTCAACTCCCCCATGACCAGCATTAATGAATATTTTCATAAATCCTCCTAAAGTTATTATCTTGACAAATGGAGGAATATAGTAAATAATGAATAAGTAGGGCGAAGCTCTCAACAATCTTTAAGCTTGGATGTTAAAAGCTTTCTTCGCACCCTACGGTTTAAGTAAATTTAATGCTATTGCTGCAATTGAAAATGCTAGTAATAGCATTATTATTTTTTCAACCATAGGTTTAGCCCTCCTTTCCGTCAGATTTCTTCGAATTTGTCTGTGACGGAGGATAGCATAGTGCTAGCCCTACAACATCAGTTTATTATATTCCTGATTTTTTGTCTATTCCAATTCAAAAACCTCTTCTATTGATTCTTCGCTTAGTGTTTCCGTTGGTTCTTCAACTGGCAATAAATGCTCATAATTACCATCTTCAAAGAATAAATCTAATTGTTCTTCGCTAAACCCTAATATGGCTCCAATAGCTGATACATAAGGATTTCCACGATAGAAGTTATTAGCTTTTAATTCGATTTTTAGCGCTTTAATGTCGATATTAAATTCGTCACCCTGAACTTGATTCAGGGTCTTGTTATTCTCAGAAGCTGAAACAAGTTCAGCTTGACGTTCTTGAACAAGTATTACAATATCCTCAAAGTCCAACCCTTTTGCTTGATAAATACCACGCTCAACATCTGCACCTGTTAAAAATAGTTTAGCAATACGTTCTTTTTCTTCTTGTTCTTTTTTAGCTTCCCAAGCAACATCTTTTAAAACATACTCATCACCATCTAAAACATATTCATCAGATGTTTCAACAACTTTTTCAAGATTATATAAAGCTTTATCTAGTGGAGTTTGCGTATAAAATTTAATTTTTCCTTGTTGATAACCTAAAAACATTTTTACACCTCGCCTTTTAATTTGTACAACTTGAAGCTTGTAAAAGTAATGCCGCTATACGTTAGGCTAATTTCGTCATTTTTTCTAACAGGTAAAAACATAAGAGTGTCCCTTCCCCATATATTAAACCCAGTTGCACCAAAATCGCCTAAAGTTTTATTTGTAATTGTAACGCTTTGAGAACCATCAAAATCATTTGGTGGTTTAAAGCTAATAGTCAAATATCCGTTTTCAGACATAACATAGCTAGAACCACTAGCCCCAACTGTTAAACTAATATATTCATCGGATGGTAAACCGTAATTAACAATTAAAGAACTATTGTTAGGAATAACACTATTAACGGCTTCTAAAACTTCTCCAGCATTTAAAAGTTCAAGGTTTTGAACTGCGTTAGCTACTTTAAAATATAGTTGTGCGCTTGATTCTTTGGCAATCAAGCCTGAATTTGTTTCATCAGTAGTTACACCATAAGAAACGCTTTCTGTAAATGTCGTACCACTCAAGCTACCTGTTCCGACATTAGCACCATAAGCTGAATTTCTGCAACCAAAATCACTAGTAGAATTAAGAAATACACCCACATTATTTGCGCCATCTGTAAGCCCTAATGTCATACCGTTACCTGCCACAGCACCACTTAATGATTTAGTAGCAATTGTTAGAGGAGTTCTAAAAGTTAAATTATCTTGGTCTAAAATCCAATATTCGCTATAATCAACATCAGCTAACATATCAGCTATGTTAATTACTTTTAAATCATAATTATTTATGCCATTAACAATTTCAACTAATGTATTATAGCAAGTAGTGTAAATTCCAGCGCTAGCTTGTTGAACTCCTGCTTTTAGCCAGCTTGCATTATTTGGCTTAAAATCAAAATACATTCCGCTAAATAATGGAATTGTATCATTTTTACTTGTTGTAATTTCAGCTACATTTGTAATTGCGTTCGTTACTTCAGTATTACCCACGCAATAGTAAAGAAGTTTAAGGCTTGAAGGTACTTGAACTGTATCAGAATTACCATAAATTGAGCTTGAGCGTGAAGCATCAAAATTAAACCAAGCATCAGTATCTCCACTTGAGCCACCTTGTTTACCTGAAACAGTTCCGCCATTATAAAACGCACCATTTGTTTGTACGGAATTATGTTCCATAGTAAAACCACCAGTAATATTAGGTAATCCAGCTTCAACCATTTGGTTTACTTTAGAAACATCATCTGTTAATTGATGGAAATATTTATTCCTTGGTAAAAATACACGTTCATTTTCAGTGTCAATTCCATAAAAATCAGCTATACCATAAGTGTTATAAAATTCATCTATGATTGATTTATCAGCAATATTAAAGAATTGATGACCGTTTGAATTAACGTACATCATAAAAGAACTATCGCCAAGCGTTGTTTCATTTTCAACACCAGCATTTTTTTCTTCTAAACATTTGTTGTAAAAATCAGGGTAACTTTCTTTTGTAACATACGTTCCTTGCAAAGCCCAGCCTTTGGCTTCATTGCCTTCAAGGATGTAGTCTGAGATTTTGGTGTCGAAGAGGTTGAAGCCTGCACCATCTTTTTTATCATATTTTAAATGCATCAAACAATTGTTTAAAATGTCTGTGTCGCAAATTGCCACACCGCTTTTTGTGGGATTATCAACCCAGGGATATTGCACTTCATTTTCAGACATAATTTAATAACCTTTCAATCTTAAGTTTACTTTTGCGCTTGTTGGTGTGCCGTCGTTTAAGTAAACAAACAATCTTGCACTTTTATTAGTTTTATTTTTAACAACAACATAACCGTTTACATCGTCGTTTACTGTGCCTATCGCACTTGGAATATTAATAAAATCATAAAGTATTTCTAAACCACCTTCTGAAACTTCTAAATCCACTTCTACTTCTTTATCAGGAACATCTATATTAACAATAAATTTTGTTAAAAGTATTTGAACGTTATTAATAGCGTTAAAGGTAGCCCTAAATTGACAATATCTAAAGTTAAACTCGCCTATATTACATATTGTCCAATCGCTCCATTTTTCATTATCTTCGCTATAACGCCATTCAAATAACATTGTTTGTGTCGGATCTGCTGTAAAGTAACCATTTTCAAATGATATAATGCAAGTTAGAATTGAACCAATATCATAAATTTTAGAAGTATACGAGCCAGTATTTAAAACATCGGCGCCCCAATAACCCATATTTT